GCTTTCCGCCTGCGGCAGCCGCTGAACGAGCCGGGCGGCGATGGTATCATTGACGCTGTTTCCACGACGCCGACGATTGACGAGCGTGCGTGGCCCGCATTCATCTCACGGAGGCCTTGATGGCAAATCTGGACGATATCGTCTCGGTGGATATCCACCTCAACACGACCGGCATCGGCCGTGCGAACTTCGGGACCATCATGGTCTTCTCACGCAACACGGACTATGTGTCCGGCAAAGCGCCGACGCCCAACAGCGTGTCCACTTACAACCGCCTGTCGGATGTGTCCGGCATTGTGGCCGCCGGCACGCCCACTCACAAGGTGCTGTCGGCAATCTTCGGCCAGTCGCCGCGCCCGCGCCAGGTGAAGGTCTTCATGGCAGCAGTTGCCGCCGGCACGCCGTGGGGCGCTGACCACCTGGCCGCAGCCATTCGCGCTGACAACGACTGGTACGCAGCCGTGATTGCCGGCGAAGGCCCGGACTTCCTTCCGTTTGCCAAGGCGCTGGAGGCTGAACGCCGACTCTTCGTGACCGATCAGGTTGAGCCGAAGACGATGAAGGCGCAAAACCTGTACCGCACAGCCGTGATTGTCGGGGGCGAAGACGGCGGCGTGACCGCTGGCGCTTGGGCGGCCAAGTGCCTTGGCTATGCCGCCGGCTCCGAAACCTGGGCGCTGAAGCAGCTTGCTGGTATCCCCGCCGCCTCGCTGACTCCGCAGAGGGAACAGGAAATCCTGAACGATAACGGCACGATCTTCAGTCGCATGAGCGTCAACCTGAACCTGACCCGTGGCGGCAAGGTCGCTGGCGGCGAGTGGGTTGACGTGATCCGCTTCCGTGACTGGCTGCAGGACGTGATGCAGGGCAACCTGGTGGCCACGTTGATCAACCGTCCTAAGCTGCCGTACACGGACGAGGGCCTGGCTGTCATCGAGTCCTCGATGATCAAGAGCCTGGAAGAAGGTGTGAAGGCCGGCGGTGTGGTCGACTGGCGCGACAACGGCGAGGGTCAGCTGGTTCGCGGGTACACCGTGACCGTCCCGCAGGCCAAGGACGTGCCGTTCAACATCAAGGCCTCTCGCGTCGCTCACGTGTCATTCTCGGCCTACCTGACTGGTGCGATCCACGCGATCGAAGTGACCGGCTCATTCACCTACGACGGCGCAATCTGACGTAACAGCCCCGGATTCGCCCGGGGCAAATTGAGAGAATTGGAAAATGGCAATCACCCAAGCATTCAACCCCGCCGATACCGTCGTGACCATCGGCCACGTGACCGTCAGCAACCTGTCGGAAGACGACGCCGTCGTGATCGAGCGCCGCTCAGACGGCATGCAGTTCGCGGTAGGTCTGGACGGGAAAGTGGCCCCCACGCTGTCGGCCGATCAGACCGCCACGATCAAGATCAGCGTGCTGGCCACGTCCGACACGCACAAGGCGCTGCAGGCCCTGACTGGCTACGGCACCCCGGCACTGTCCACGGCTTCGATCCCCATCACCGTGATCGACAAGGGATCGGGCACGCGGCTGGCGCTGGCCCCGGTCTGCTACCTGTCGAAAGGCCCGGGCCTGAACATCAGCAAGTCCCTGGGATCTCGTACCTGGGAGTTTCTTGCCGAGAGCGTCATCACGTCGTTCTGATCTGCTATAATCGGTGGCAACACGGCCCGCCTCGCTGATTCGTCGGCGCTGGCGGGTTTTTTTTGAGGACATACAATGCAGATCGAGACCACCATCAACGGCCGCGCGTACCGCTACATGCGACTGAACGCCTTCGACGCCCACAAGCTTGTGCTTCAGCTGGTGAAGACCATTGGCCCGGCCCTGGGTTCCGTGTCGATGGAATCGGATGTAACCGCCCTCATCGGAAAGCTGGCTGAGATTGGCGACCCCGTGCAGGACATCGCTATCCCGATGTGGCAGAAGGCTGCCATGACGTGTGACGGCAAGCCGCTGCGGTCCGAGGCCGATGTGAACGCCCTGTTCACGGCCGAGGATATCGGCGACCTGTACGAGCTGGCCGTGGTCAGTATCAAGGAGCAGGTTGGCCCGGCTTTCACGAAGGCGCTCACCCGGTTTGGCGCCCATTCGTGAGAGGGCATGAGGATGAGGCGCTGCCCGGGAGACTCCGGGCCGATGTCGAAGATCAGTTCGTCATCTGGCGCCCAATCCTTGAGGGCATGGTCTCGCTGGAGGCCGTGGAAACCGGGGCCGTCTCGCTTGAGCGGCTGATGCAACTGAATGGCCTGCTGGACATGCGGGCAGCAATCCAACGGGAAGCAAGCAATGATCGTTCGTGAACTCGTGACCCGGCTAGGGTTCCAGACCGACACTCACGGCCTGCAGAAGTACGAAGGAGCCGTGGATCAGGCCAAGCGAACCACGGAGAAAGCCGCCTCGGCCATGAAGGCGGCGTTCGCGCTTGTGGGCGTGGCTGGTCTGGCCGCGTTCGGCCGCAAGCTGGCCGAGGTAGGCGACCGCATCAACACGATGCGTGATCGCCTCAAGTCCCTGTCACAGGGCGGGGATTTCGATCAGCTGGCCGACCGCGCCCGCTCTCTGGGGGCCGGGATGGATTCGTACATCGATGGCTACATCATGCTGGCCAACGCCACCGACGGTGTGCTGGCCAATCAGTCCGAGGTGACCGAGATCCTGGACACGCTGAATGCCGGCCTGAAGGCATCCGGGGCTGACGCAGGCACGGTCGCCGGCGTGATGCGCCAGTTCGGTCAGGCGCTGGGCTCTGGCGCGCTGCGTGGCGACGAGCTCAACTCAATGAACGAAGGCGCCGGCGTCCTGATGCGTGAGCTGGCACGGGCCATTCTCGGGCCGCAAGGCACCGTGGGGGCGCTCAAGAAGATGGCCGAGCAGGGCAAGCTGACCACGGAGGTCGTGCTAGCCGGCATGCGGAAGATCGGCCCGGGGCTCCGTGCACAGACGGAGGGCATGGGCCGGACGGTCGGCCAGGCCACTCAGGGGCTGCGTGACACCATTGACCGTGTGATCGCCAGATTCGATGCGGCTACGGGGTTCACCAAGCGGCTGGCCGACGGACTGGACTGGATGTCCGGGGCGATTGAGCGCGGCATTCAGTTCCTTGGTGGGATGGATACCATCGTCAACACGCTGGGCATCACGCTGGGCGTCATCGCAGCCACTCATCTGCCCGCCATGGTTGCCGGCCTGACTGCTGCCGCGCGGGCCGCCTGGGCCTTCGTAGCGCCGTTCGCTCCGGCTATCGCCGCTGCCACGGCCGTGTTTCTGGTGGTGCAGGACCTGTACGCTTGGATTAACGGGCAGGAATCTCTTGCTGGCCAGTTGTTCGGCCCGTTCGAGGACGTGGCCAAAGCCGTGAAGACCCAGATCGCCAGCATCCGCCAGTGGGTGTCCGACCTGCTGACCACGGTCGACAATCTGTGGAAGAAGGTCAGCAGCATCGATGGCATCACGGGATTGGCCAAGGATGCCGCCTCGGCTGTGGGCAACGGGGCGGCTTCGTTGGCATCGTCAGCTGGGGCGTTTGTGTCTGATGCAGCGTCGTCAGCCTGGGGTTCCATCAAGGAGACCTTCGGCTTCCGCCAGAACGTGACGGCCACTACGACGATCAACGTTCAGGGCAAGGCTGATCAGGCTACAATCAACGAGATCGGCCGCGTAACCGAACGATCGGTCCGCGGGGCCGCCTCTGAGGCTGCGAAGCGATGAACTACGTGATTGATGGGCGGTCGGGCATCCTGAAGAGTTGGGGCGCCCTGAATGCAGACATCCAGTTGACGGCCGTGACCTCATTCGAGGTCAAGGACCAGCGCAAGCTTTCCACCTACGCCGGGGCGTGGGGCGGCTTCGACGTGATGACTGGCATCGGTCCGACCGAGCGCGTGCTGACGGTCAAGGGGCGGGTCAGTAACAACCTGGCTACACGCGACGCCACGGCACAGGTGCGCGCCACGCTGGATCGCCTGATGGCATCACAGGAGCCGGTCGCCTACGTGAGCCCCGTGGCCAGCATTCCGCGCGGCGTGCTGACGGGCTTGACGATCACGCAGGTCGGAGTGACAGCCATTGATGTCGAGATGACGATTCGGGCTGTGCGCACCGTGGAAGCGGAGTCCGTTGCTGGAGAGAAGGCACCGCCTCGGGCGAAGAAGGGTGCTGGCAAGGATGTTGCGGCGCCGACGAGCAAGGCCTCTGCCTCGGCTAGCAAAGCCAGCCAGCCGGCCGCCGGCGAGCCGGCAAAGTCCAAAAGCCTGTTGCTGCGACTGAAAGATAGCGGCAGCGATGCACTATCGGAGCTTTCCAATTGGCTGAAAAAGTGACATACACACAGGTCTCTGGCCAGGCCCACTCCTGGCGCCGCGATGGCGCCACGTTCGGCGTCCGCTGGAACCGGCTGCTGTGGCAGTGGGTCGTTGTGGTTGAGTTCCGGGGCTGGCGGGCCGTCGGCAATGGCCGCGCCGCCGTGGACGGCGCCAGCATCCGGCACGTAGGTAGCGGGGTGTTCGAATGCAAGATGTGACAGTGACCCTAGTTGGTGAGGATGGCAGCTACCGTCTCGTCGGGGCGTGCCGCCAGATTACCGTGACTCGGGCCGAGGATGGCAAGGCCTCTGACGTGGAGGTGACGCTGCAAGACGTGCCTCGCGCCATTGGCCAACAAGCCACGGGCGGCGCCTATCACACGGTCAGGATTGAGCATCCGGTGCTGCCGATCTCCGCTGACGTGGTGCGGGTCAACTGGAATGCCGTGGATGGCACGCTGCTTATCACGGGCGGGGAGGATGCCGCCCGCTGGAACACGAAGCGTGTAGCCCTGTCGTTCGCGTCTGACACGCCGCTGTCAACAGTGGCAAAAGCCGTGGCTGGCGCCATCGGCCTGCCTGTGATCGGCGCAGATTCGGCTATCCTGCCGACTTGCCCGCGGACGTTCAGCTGCCTCTGGCGGGACGCCATGCGGCAGGTGTTTGGACGCCGGTGGACGGTCACGGCCTCCGGGGTCATCTGCGGGGGCGAGGCGGCGTCCGTCACGATCAATGATCAGACGGCCTACGGCGTCACGGCCGTCAACCGTGAGCGCTTGGACGACGGGTCTGTCACGGTCAAGGCCACTGTCGTACTGCCGCTCACGCCGTGCGACGTGGGGGCTCGTGTAGCCGGTCTAGTGGGCGAGATCGGCGTGGCTGGCCGCGTGACCCGCGTGACCCACGTGGTAACATTCGAGGAATCGTTGACAACCATCGAGGTCGAACGTGAGTGACGTTCAGATTGTGACCGGCATCATCAAGACAGTGCGCGGGACGCTGGCCGTGGTGACTCCGGACGGCACCGGGGACGATGGCGCTCCGTGGCCAGACGTGCAGGACTGCCGCCTGTTGACACTGACCGGATCAGGCGGATCGGCCGCCCTGTCCATGATGCCGCTGGCTGGCGATGCGTGCCTGCTGCTGTTCGTGGGCGAGGACAAGACAAGCCCCTACTGTCTGCCGTGCAGCGTGTCGGCGCCGCAGACCGTGCAGCTGCGGCACGCCGGCAGTCACGTAACGGTTCATCAGTCCAGCATCGAGGTCTACACGGGCGGTAGCGCCCGCGTGGAAGCCTCAAGCGCCACCATCAAGGCGGCATCCATATCCTTGCAAGGCAACGTCACCGTGACTGGCAGCTTGTCCGTGGCTGGCGCAATGACCAACGGCGGCAAGAACATCGGCGCTGGCCACCGGCACAGCAACGGCACGGCACAGGACGGTAACACTGGAGCGGTCATCTGATGCGAGACCTGAGACTTAATGCGGACGGCGACCTGCACACAGGGGAGCTGGCCGAGAGTGACGAAACCATCGCCCAGTCGTGCGCCATCGCCCTGCAGGCGTGGAAGGGCGAGAGTCCACTGCAACCTGACCGAGGCACCGACTGGCACCTGCTAGCCTCCCACGGCAAAGAACAGGGGGTTGTGTCAGCTGTCGTTGCCGCTGTTGCCCGTGTGCAAGGCGTGTCCACCTTCGGTATCACGGGTGTTAGAATTGACCCGACCACACGGGTAGTCTCCGTGGACCTTCAGATCAACGGAACCGGAACCACGATCGATGTTTGACGTGACACAAGGGGCGCCGAACGTTGCGGATATCCGCACGCGGCTTGCCGAGAAGATCAGGGCATCCGTGCCCGACGCTGACACGGGGCGTGACTCCGCACTGGGGCAGCTGCTGGACATTGTGGCCGAGGAAGCCGCCCTGTCCTACGAGTACGCCGAGCACGCCTACCTGCAAAGCAAGCTGGCCACGGCCAGCGGGGCGGCGCTGGACGACATCGCCTCCATCGTGAACGTGCAGCGACGCCGTGGAACGAAGCCGCTCTACACCGCGTTCGTGGTTGGCACGCCGCCGGATGAGGTGAAGTTTCAGGATGGCACGAAGGCGACCATCGTGCGCCGCATCTCGGGGCGCTTTGCCTATCTGCGGTCGTCGATTCGGTATCCTGGTGCTGCAGACAGCGAGTCTTCGCTGATGTCTTCCTACGGACTGGTGGCGCGTGGCGACATCCTGATTCACCGCAATTCAGTCTTCGGCGCCCCGAGGGCGCTGAATGCCATTGGCGCTACCGACCTGTCCTACGTGGAAATGGATGGCGAGCCACAAAGCGTGTCTGGCGAAGGCTGGCAGATTGTTGCCCCTACGCCCGCCATGCGGTCCTCGGCCAATCTGGACGACGAAGACGACGACTCGCTGCGCGCCCGGATTCGCCCGCAGACCCAGCTGATTGGCGGCACGATCGCGGCTATTGAGGCGGCGATGGCCCCCCGCGGCATCCCCGGCACGCGAAGCG